GTACGGCGTGGTACTGGCCTGCCGGCAGTGCTGCCTGAATCTGGTGGGCACAGACCCTACTGTCCAGATGAGCAGCAACTTTGGCAACAGCCGCCAGGATGATATCTACGAGCGGAAATACAAGCTGTACGATGCCCAGGTCAAGGATATCGTGAAAGAGCTGACAGAAGCAGATTTCACTGGTGACAGCAAGGAGGGGAGCGGCGCATGGACGAAGACAATCAATATTGCCCGGGCATAATTGACATCGGTGAAGCAATCTGTGAACTTCTTGCCGAAAACATCAAGGAACTGACGTGGTCTGTAGAAGTGAAAGGGCCTGCTCTTGGCAATAAGCCGGCAGGAACCGTCACTGCAGACCACATTGTCTTTTCCGGCGGTGACAAAGGCGAGGACTTGGGAACCATTACGTTCATCCTGTTCTTCATCGTTCCGGACCAGCGGACGCTGGCCTTGGAAGATATCACGATGAAGGCACGGGAAGTGTTGATTGACCACGCAGATCTGGACGGTATGGTCCAGGACAGCTTCGTCAAAGAAATCAACTATGGCACAGCTCCGGGTATGCGTGGTGCTAATCCCGGTGCTGCTACTATGACCTATGAAGTACAAGCCTGGTTTTAAGGAGGAATGAAACATGGCTGGTAAAGTAAGAGCAAAGTATGTCTCTGATAGAACGAAACTGGAAGGCAAGTACGTACTTGTCTACCTGAATTACGGAGAAGCTGCAACGGAAGCAGCTCCTAAATGGGCCCTGATTGGTGGCCAGAAGTCTGGCGACCTGAGCCTGACGGCTGATTCCATTGACGCCAGCGATAAGACAAGCGGCGGCTGGGGTGAAAACTATCCGGGTATCAAAAAATCTGAGCTGAGCGTTGAAGGCAACATTGTGACCAACAACGAAGCCTATCAAGCTCTGCGGGATGCCTTTATTCAGGGTGAACCGGTAGATATCTGCCGCTACGATACCAAGAACAAGAAAGCTGACCGTAACTGGTATTCCATTACCGAACTGAGCGATGAAGCCCCTCATGACGACATCGCTACGTATTCTCTGAAACTGGAAGGTATCGGCGAACCGAAATATTATGATACTCTGACTAGCGTAGATGATGTAACCGGCACTACTGCCTCTACCACTACGACTGGCGCATAAGGAGAATGACCCATGGAAGTGACCTACAACAAAGTAACCCGGATCGTCTGGATTAAAGGGAAAGAAAAGACCTATAACCTGCGTCTGACCATCAACGGCCTTCAGGAACTGGAAGCGAAAGCCTTTGATGGCCTTTCTTATTTCGACTTCCAGCAAACTCACAGATCCCTGCCGATGGGTACGATTCTGACAGCTTTCGGCATCATGCTACGTGACGGCAAGGACAAGGAAGCTAAGAACCCGGCCAAAGTGGTAGAAGATATTGCGCTGCAGGAAGGCCCGCAAGGGCTGGAAATGGCATTCTATACCACGTTGGCTGTCAGCGGCATCCTTGGGCCGAAAGCCAGCAACAAGATCCTGAAGGAGATGGGTGTGAAGTCTGAAGACCCTGAACCAGAGGAAGAACCAAAAAACGAGTAGAAGGAGAATCAAAGTCCTGGGACTCTTTCAGTGAGTACCTGGACCTGATTCTTCCTATCTGCTATGGGGAACTGTGTATGACGGGTGACGAGATTGGGGAGGTCACTCCGTGGGAAATCCAGATGCGAATCAATGGGTACAATGCCAGGATGAAGGGGAAGCGGGTCTTCACCGCCTCCTTTATCACGGCACCCCTTATCAATTCAGGATACAGGTCTCCGAAACGGCCTGTGACTCCTGCCAAATTACTCCCTGACGACTTCAGGCAGCAGACCACTGAAGAAGAACATGAAGAGCTGATTGCCCTGATGAAGGCAGAGGAAGAAAGGAGGAGACAACTGAAACATGAGTGACCAACAAACAGTAACAATCACGTTTGAAGCCGATGATGCCGGCGTGATGCGGGCTATAAAATCTGTCAGCTCTGCGATTGATGACCTTGGCAAAAAGAAGGTCAGCAGTGACCCGACAAAACCAATCCAAGATGGAGTTAAAAAGACCGAAAGCGATGTCAAAGGACTATCCGGTGTCCTGGGTAAAGTCCGTAACATTGTAAAACGAGCCTTTGAAAATCATACCAAGCCTTTGGATGACGGCGTCAAACAGACAAAGAACGATGTCAATGCGCTGTCCAGTGCTATTTCTAAGGTTCGGAATACGATTGCTGCAGCCTTTGCAGTCAGCAAGATTGTGGACTTTGGTAAGGCTGCTCTGAGCGCTTCCGCGAATATGGAAGTGTTCAAGAAAGGCCTGTCCTTCACTCTCGGTTCTACAGAAGAAGCCAATAAGCTGATTGCTTCCATCCAGAAGATCGGTGAAGAATCTGCTTATGATACGACCCAACTGATGCCCTTGGCACGGCAGTGGGTGAATATTGGTGAAACGGCTGATGGTGCAACCCAGAAGATGGCTAAAATCGTAGACCTGGGTTCTGCTTTCGGTATGCAGACGGAACAGATCCAGGCGGCTAACCTTGCCCTGACCCAGATGAGCATGGCCGGTAAGATCGGTGCCCAGGATATGATGCAGCTCATCAATGCTGGTGTTCCTGCCTGGCAGCTGCTGGCTGATAAGATGGGCCTGTCTGTGGCTGAAGTCAGAGACTTGTCTCAAGCTGGTCAGCTTGGTGAAGAAACCATAGATACTCTGTGGGATGCCATTACGGAGAAGACCCAGGGTGTTTCTAAGAGTCTGGCAGAAACTACGATGGCCCGCTTCTCCAACATGCAGGAATCTATTACGAACAGCATGTCGGCTATTGGCGATATCCTGATTCAAGGCTTCGACATTAATGGAATCCTGGATGACCTTGGGGAACTGACTGCCGGTGCAAAGCAGCATTTCCAGAATATCAGAGATAATGCCAAGACCATCGGCGTTCGTCAGGCTATCTTGGACGAGCTTACAGGCATCAATCCGGAATGGGGTGAGATGGCTGGGAAAGCGCTTGAAGCTTTTGACAGCATTAAGGCAACCATTACGGAGAATCTGCCGTTGATTCAGCAGTTAGCTGTAGCTATAGGCGGTGCTGGACTAGGAGCTGCACTCTATTCCATGGGTGCGGCTGCCAAGGCTGCTTGGGCAGCGTTTACATTTAATCCTGTTTTAGCAGGCATTATGGCATTGATTGCCGTCATCGCTTTGGTAGCTTATAACTGGGATACTATCAAGAAAGCCGCTCAGGCCGCTTTGGATGCCGTGAATGCTAAAGTGACGGAAGTCACTACGGCCATCAGCAATGCATTCAATGCTGTGGTATCCTGGCTGGATACCAACGTCTGGACGCCTATCAAAAATGCGGTGACTACAGTCATCAATTTCATCGTAGGAGCGTTTACTGCCTGGGTACAAGCCAACCTGGCCGTATGGAAAGGGTTGTATGACGGCATTGTTGCCATCGTATCTCCTCTGGCAGACTGGTTTAATACGAATGTATGGCAGCCTATCAGCCAGTTTGCTTCTGCGGCCTGGGATGCCATTGTAGAGGTCTGGAACCCTGTCAGTGACTGGTTTTCTGCTACGGTATGGACACCGCTTAGTGAATTCGCTTCCAGTGTCTGGGATGCCATTTGCCAGGTTGCAGCGTCTGCCTGGGAGGGTATTGTAGCAGCCTGGAATGCTGCTGGCGACTGGTTCGACTCTACGGTTTGGCAACCTATCAAGACGGCTGTAGAGGAATGCAAGACGGCTATAAGCGATGCATTCCAGGGCGCCTATGATACAGTAACCGGTATCTTCGGCAAACTGGCAAACTGGTTCGACACGAATGTAGTGCAGCCAATCAAGCAGAAGTTCAGCTCTCTGACATCTTTAGGTTCTTCCATCACTGGTCTTAGCGTAACGGCATCCAGTGGTGGTGGCACAGGGCCTATGGCTAAAGGCGGTGTCGTAGGTGGCCGTATTCCGATGCTGGCTAATGGCGGCGTTCCTCAAAGAGGTACTAACGCTATTATAGGTGAAGCTGGCCCTGAAGCTGTCATTCCGTTGAAGAATCGGATATTGGGCCATATTGGTGAAGCACAGGCAAAAGCATCCGGCAATTCTGGACAGGGCAACGGCAATAGAACTATCCAGATTGAGAACTTCTTAGAATCTGCATACCAGCGTGGTGCAAGTGGTAAAAAAGGCGATGCCTTGAGCTATAGCAAATCACTTGCAAAACTCGGCGATGATAAAGAAGCATCCGCCTACTTGAAAGTCCTCAATGAAGCTGCCGAAAAACTTCAGAAGCTTGGTGAACTGCAACGTAATTACGATGCGGCTCTTGCCAAAGCGAAAGAAACGGTAGACGGTTTTAATGAATCTGGCAAAGCTACTCTGGAATACCAGGATAAGCTGGCAGCTAATGAGAAGAAAGTTGCTGACATCCAGAAGCGTATTGAAGCTGGAAAGGGTCAGGAAGGTGATTCCGACCGGATTGCAAGGCTTCAGCAGGAACACGCCCAGATTATTCAGGACTACCAGAAACGGAAAACGGAAGCTGAAGCTATTTTCCAAGACCTCAAAGATAATGAAGTAAGGATTCATCAGCAAGCCGAAGAAGTAAAGGCGAACATTTCTGAAGGAGCTATAGACAAGTACTATAGCCATGAAACCGAGCTTGCCAATGCCCAGCAGGAAGCCAAGAAAGCCATGAATGCCACGGAGTTGGAGGATTTCATGGCTATGATGACTGCCAAGGATGAGATGTACAACCAGAGTTATGCTCAGATCCTTGCCAATGAGGAACTGCTGAACCAACAGCGTCAGGTATGGTATGAGGAACTCATGCTGGCCTCTTCTACGTGGGGCGAATACATGCAGACTTTGCTGACCAACATGGCTGTGCAGATTCAGGATGGCATTGCTTCTGGTATTGCCCAGTGTATTGTGGAGGGCAAGAAGTTCAGTCAGGTCATGCAGGACCTTGGCAAGACTCTGATGAAAGAGCTGATTCAGAAAGTCATCCAAAAACTGATTGCTGGTATCCTTACTTCCATCGGACTTGGCAACAATGCTCACAAGATGGAGCTGAAGAATACGGCATCTGAAACGGCGGCACAATCTGCTAAAGGCAGTGTCCTTGCCGCTAATGCGACTACCGCTCTTATTGCCGCTATGCCTCATTCTGCAGGAGCGGCCGCTGGAATTGTTTCTGGCGCTATGTCTGCCGCCGCAGGTGCAGCTGCTACAATCGGAAAAGCGGCTATGGCCTCTATTGCGGCTGTTGGCTCTAGTGATGCTGGTGGAAGTTCTGACAAGGCAGGTGGAAACAATGGAATCTGGAGCAAAGAATCCAATGATATTTGGCAATCTTCCAAGCTGAAACCATTTGCTAAAGGCGGCGTTGTCACAGGCCCGACTGCGGCTCTTATTGGCGAAGGGCGGTATGATGAAGCTATCCTGCCTCTGAAACCTTCCCTGATGGAAAAGCTGTTCGGCGTAGGTGATGACAACCGCCAGAGCACGGTGGTAGCCACTCAGAACATCTACGGTGACATCAATACCAGAGATGATGAAGATGACATGATGAATGGCTTCAATGATGCGATTCTGGCCGGATTGAGAGGTGCATGATGCCTCAACTAGCAAAGAAAGTTCAAAAAGACAGCAAACTGAAGATCGTAACCAGCGCCGGTACGGAGTATTCCCTGCCGGCGCTTTGGTCTTTGTCTGATGCAGGCAGTTACAAGTTCCGGAACAAGCTGGAAGATAAAGCGTTCTCTCATGGTGGCAACATGGTGGGAGATGGCCGGATCAGTGGCAGGACCATCAAGGTGGAATTCAATCTGAAGGGTGCTACTGAACAGGACCATGATTATGCTTTGAATACTGCTTACACCTATTTCTGCCAGACGGACTACGAACTCTACGTAGGCCGTTCTGACCGTAAATTCCGTGTGGCTGGTGTCTCTCAGATATCTCACAAATACCAGAAAGGCTACAAGCAACGGTGGAGTAATATTACGGTAAGTCTGCTATTGGCAGACCCGTTCCGCTATGAGGGCAGGCCTACGGTAGTAACCAGAGTTTTCCCTGCCGGAGTGGATAACGCTGAAATCTACGTGGACAATCTGGGGAGCGTGGATACACCTCTGACGTTCCGCTTCATTCCTAAGAAAGCCATGTCCAAGATTCACATCTTCCATGTACAGGCAAGAGAAGAATTCAATCTGTCCGATGCCCTGCTGATTGCTCCTGCAACGGCTACAGTGAACGGCGAGAATGGTACGGTATGGAGAGATAAGGCCAACAGTATCAACACGTTCAGCGGCCAGTTCCTGCACGTCAAGCCGGGCAAGAACCTGTTCTACTATACTGGCGGCGCTGGTACAGTAGAAATCAGCTTTACGAATAGGTGGTTCGTATGAGTACGATTTTTGGTAGAAGCCTATTTGGTCAGCTGATTTACGCCGGCAAAGATAACAGGGGCAGAGGCGATGTCGATACTTCAACCCCTGATTATTACGCCGGACAGTTTACTGTGATTGCTTATTCCAAAGACGGTACAAAAACGGCATACTTTGGCTCTGGTTCGGAAAAGAACGCTCTGAGTAAGATGACGTTCGAGATTGGAGAAACGGGCTGTGGCAACTGTGAGCTGACGTTTCATGAACTTCCCAGCAATGCCGAGCTGAACTATATGCAGCGTATCGATATCCACCTGTTCGGCGATCGTGAGCCGTGGTATTCCGGCTACATCATCAACAGGCCGGTTGCAGGTACTACAGACACGTCTTACACGTTCAAAGGTTATGGGTACTACAACCAGTTATCGTCCTACCTGATTTTCAAAACCTACGAGAACATGGACCCCGGCGATATCGTCAGAGATATTGCCCAGGAAGCAGAAAAACATCTGGATATTGTCTTCAGCGATATCAAGATTGAGAAAGCTGGATATACCTGTACGAAGCTGGTCTTTGACGGTGTTACCATCAAGGATGCTCTGAAGACCCTTTCTGAGTTCGCTACGGACTTCGTATATGGCGTGGATGAACGCCGAAATATCTACTTCAAGCCTCGTGTAAGAGTCATCAACGAACAGGCACGCCTTACCGTAAGTAAGCACATTACCAGCTACAGTCCTCAATGGGATGTGGATAAGGTAGTGAACTGGGTTCGGACAAAAGGCGGCAATGTGGATGATAACGGCGAACAATGGCTGTGTACAGCACAGGACGCTTCCAGTATCCAGACCTACGGCTATCGGATGAAAGTGCTTACTTTGCCCTCTGCCTACAGTGTGGCCGATGCCCAGCGGTACAGTGATAATTATATCGCCCAGTACAAAGACCCCATCAAGTCTGCAACGGTAAAAGGCGTGAACCTTGAATATCCGCTTGTTGACGGGTCTTTCAACGTGCGTCACATGACCACAGAAGGTATGGCAGAAATCAGGACGCTGTCCGGGGAAACCCATGAATATCCGATTACGAAACTGAAATATACCATATCTCCTGATAAGGGAATCAGCTGTGACATGACGTTAGGCGAACCGCCATTCACTGTAGATAAGTATCTGTCTGATGTAGAACGTAATGCAAAGAATTTGGAACAATCTCAGGCTACAGCAATCAAGCAACTTAAAGGGTAGGAGGTGAGAACAGATGATATATGATTATCGATATAATCCGTGGGAAGATGTGCTGGAAATCCACAATATCAGCGGAGAACGCCACACTATTCCCACGTCCAGCCCGTATACGATTCGGCTGAATGAAGTCCCTCAGAAGACGGACCCGACTTCCTTGACCGTGGTTGTCAATGGCCAGGCATTCACGGAAGTTGCCGCTACGCCGGAACAGGGGCAGTTCTTCCCAGATTACCGGGCTGATGTAAGCGGAGATGCTAACTGGAATCGTGGCAGCCTGCTGTTCAATGCGGCAGATGCCGGTAAGACCGTTGTGGTGTCCTACAGGGGTATGGGTACGCTGATTGACGCCCGGCTTCAGGATATGCTGCAAATCCCTTTTTCCAGCTCCCAGGTGTCAGAACGACACATTCTGGTAAATGACCTTCCTTCTTATGACTGGGCCTATGAATCCAACACAAAAGGAAATAAGACAGAGACTGGCTATAGGTACCATATGTACCAGCATAGAGGGATTCCTGCCGGAACCTATTCGCTCAGAGAAATATTGCAGAAACTAATCAATATGTCCCATACGCAGAACTATGCGAAAGAAATCTACTACTACAACTGCAACTGCGACTGCAGTGATGATTCGGGAGGGGCATAATCCATGATAACGATAGACGAAAACTTGAACGTGGAGGTGTCCCAATACGACACCTTCGCCATCCGTTTCAACTTTAAAAATTATACGCTGGATGCCGATGACAAGGTCGTGTTCAGTATCAAGGGAACAACCAACTCCAACGAAGTGGTCTATGAGGATAACTTCTACAACGCAGGGGAATCCTACGTGGATGTAGCCGTTCCTAAAGGTGCCCTAGATAATTTACAACCTGGTACCTACGTATATGACCTTGCCGTTATGAATAGCAGGACGAACAAAATCCTGACCTGCTTCTTTACAGCCAGCTTCATTATCAGAGGGGTGGCGCACAATGTCTAGCGTGAATACGAAAGAGGTCACCGCCGTTATAGTATCCGGAGCGGAAGCCGGCGTGGATGGCGGCACCTATGGAGCAGAACAATCACGAGCTTACGCCCTGGAAGCACAAGCTCATGAAGAAGCTGCCAAAGAAGCCCAGAACATGGCAGAGGCGTGGGCAGAAAGTGATATCGCCCCAGCCGGAGAAGGTACACGGTCCAGCAAGACTTGGGCTGATGTGGCTCGGCAATGGGCTGAAAGTGATACAGAACCTGACGGCGTAACGGATGCCAAAAGCTCCAAAACGTGGGCATCTGTGTCTAAAGACTGGGCAAACGTGGCCAGCGAAAAAGCAGCAGAGGCAGCGGCTAGTGCTACAGCGGCAGCCAACAGTGAAACAAATGCTGCTGCCAGTGCTGCTACAGCTACAGAGCAGGCCCAAAACGCTGCTACCAGTGCCAGCAATGCAGCTGTCAGCGCAAAAGCTGCTGCCGATAAATATAACGCTCTGGTCAATGTGGATTTGCCGAAGAAAGCGGATCTAGCCGGAGCTACGTTTACCGGCAACGTCTACTTTCCTACAGCAGAAGACGGTACCAGCAATAGTCAAGGCGCTACAACAGAGTTTGTCCAGAAAGCCATCAACGCTATGATTAACGGCGCTCCTGGTACCATGGATACCCTCAAAGAAATTGCGGATGCCTTGGGCAATGACCCTAACTTCGCCTCTACGATTATCGAACTGCTTGCCGGAAAGCTGGCTGTAGATGGGACAGCGGTGAAAGCCGTTGCGGACGAGAATGGAAATAATATCTCTACCACGTATGCCACAAAAGATGAAGTGTCCGGTAATGCTGCGGCACTAGCAAAGGTCGCCACAACCGGCAGCTATAATGACTTGCTGGACCAGCCAGCCATTCCTACGAAGACCAGCGAATTGACCAATGACAGTAACTTTGTGGCTGCAGATGCTGATGGGAATGTAACTCTGACCGGTACCCTGACGGCTACGCAGGTCTTCAATGCGGTCTATAACGACTATGCCGAATTCTTCCCACGTGGAGAAGCCACAGAACCCGGTGACATCATTGCCGGGGATGAAACCTCTACTAAGGAACAGTACGTCAAGGCTACCAGCGCATCCAAGTGCGTTGTAGGCGTCCATACAGAAGAATTTGCTCAGATTATCGGCGGTATGCAGACGCCGGAAGATAAGAGCGTATTGGAGTACAATCTGCCGAAATTCATTCCTGTATCTATGGCCGGCCGTATCCATGTGAAGTTCTACGGCGTGGCAGAAGTGGGCATGAAGGTAGTTCCGTCCGACATCCCCGGTGTAGGCCGGGCATTCCAGGAAGGGGACGACCCTGGCTCTGTGGTGGGTATCGTCTGCGAAAAGAACACGCTGCAGAATCTGCGATTGGTAAAAATTAAGGTGAGGTAGCAATGGGACAATTTTTGAAACGAAACGTAGGGACGATCTTCATCATGCTGGGGAACAGCTGCAATATGCACTGCCGGTACTGTCTGCAACATCCTCTGGTAGAGCACGGCCTGAGTGCGGCTATCAATCCTGATATCTGCAAGTTCATCGAAGAAGTGTCCAGCGACAAAAAAGAACCGTTGCAGCTCCATTTCTACGGTGGGGAACCTTTAATCTACTTCAAGACCATGAAGGAGATTATTGGGAATACGAAGGGCATGAACGTTCAGTACAGCACCATCTGCAACGGCAAAGCAATCACGCAGGAGATGGTAGACCTGTTCAACGCTCTGCCTCTCCATGTGGCTGTCAGCTGGGATGGAAAGAACGTCCTGCAGACCAGAGGCTACGATGTGTTCGCTCTGGGAAGCAAGACACGTGACCTCCTTCTCCAACTGAAACAGCTCTGTGTAAGCGGAGTGATTTCGGCAAGGAATTACCCGCAAGAAGCCTGTGATGCGTTCCAAGAGTTGAGCAAAGCCTACTTCGATATCCACGGCTATGCGTTGAGCTTCAATTATGACCTGATTATGGATACCGGCCTTGGTGACAAGTCTTTGCTGGCAATGGATTACCGGCGTGTCTATGACGAAGTATTCCATATCATGGGGACTTATCTGCAATATCGGATGAATAAAGCTGAGATGAAAATCGCCGAACTGGCTTTCATCGAACCTATCTTCAACGGCCTGAACCGGATTCATAGAGAAAGTCCATGGAATCAGCAATACTGCTACTGTGGCAATGGCTATACTACGCTGAACATGGATCTGGCGGGGAACCTGTATCCTTGTCATAATACCAGCCAGAAAGCGGGCAGCATCTATACGCCGTACTTTAAGTATCTGAACGAAGTCCTAAAATCCGATACTACATTCGGCCGGCGTGAGAAGTGCATGGACTGTCCGGCTATGTTGTACTGCCGGGGCGGATGCAAGCTGGTCAAGGATGCAGACATGGAAAATGGTATGTGCAAATTGCGGCGTGCCGTCTTCCAGCCTGTGCTGGATGCGACCATTGCCTACGGCAAGGAGATTATGGAGGCTGACAATGGCCAACGGGACAATCAGTAAGACCACATGGACGGCTATCGGTACAGGAAATAAAGTCGTCCCTACTCATGTAAATGAGATTACGGCGGCTATAGACAAACTGGAAACATATGCTAAAAATGTTGATAATTGTGGATTCACAAATTATTGTCAATCATGCCAGACTACTACGTGTCAAACTACAACGTGCCAAGGATGCCAAGGGTGCCAGCGTTGCCAAGCCTGTCAATCGTGCCAGTCTTACAAGTGCCAATCGGAATGCATAAACTGTTACAACTGCTCAGACGACACATAGGGTGGTGATGCTATGACTGTATCTACTGGTGAAAAAATCTTGAAAGAGACCATGACCAGCAACCAAAGCAGGGTAGTCGCTGTTGCTACAAACATGAAGAAGACAGCTTTGTTGAATGGTGTAGATTCTGCCAGTTATGGTGTTATCAATGCTAACGATGTGTCTGCCATTGAAACGGCTATCAATAATCTGGAAGGGAGTGCCAGCGGCAACTGCTGCCAGAGTAACTGTTGTCAAACGTGCCAGACCACGAAATGTCAAAGTACTAAATGCCAGAGCTGCCAATCGTGCCAGTCTACCCGTTGCCAATCATGCCAGACATGCCAGAAATGTCAATCGTGTCAAAAACCATAACAAGGAGGGACAACTGTGATTCTTAAAGGAAACGTTTTGACGAATCAGGGACCGAAGCCAATCGAATCTCTTACAACGGATGATGTTGTCAGCAACCTGAACAACCGCCCTTGCAAGATTTTAAAAATCACTTCGGGAGAAGTCAGCAAGGTAGTGCGGTTCAAGCACAATCCGGACCTGCTTATTTCTGCCGATACGGCTATCGACACCATGTACGGCAAGATGATGCCGAAAGATGGAGATGCCTACATCCATTATCAGTGCGAGATGCCTTGTTTCCATGATGAACTAACGCTGGAAACGTTACCTGAACCTATGAATGGTTATGAACTTGTTCTGGATTCTGGTAATGGTATATTCGTCAACGGTTATGGAATCTATTGCGGAAAGGAGAATGCGGATGCTTAAAATCCTATATAACGAAGACTGCCCAGCAACAAGGGATGAAGGAAGCATCAAGTTCGTTATCAGTGGTGCCTACGTCAAAGTTGAGATGATTGACAATGAAGAAAATGTGGAAGGTTTTGATGTTATTCGCTCTCTGCGCTCGTACAGCTCCTATGCCCTGATCCACACTCGTGGCAAGGTCAAAGTGTTCCGGAAGATGTATCATTCTGACTACAAAATTCTTGATCTGAACCGCTTGGGTGTAGCTATCCGGGAAGATTTTGCCAACATCGTCCAGCTCTATGGTGATTATGATGTCATGCAGTTGGATACAGGCATTATCTCTCCTACCCACAGGGATATAATTATCCGTGTGTTTACCGTCCATAAGGATAATATCGAGGTGGAGGCTGACCAAGATTATACGTTAAAACCGTTCAGCTCCAAGGCTTTGGAATTCGGTGACCATCCTCGATTCCACCTCTGGGACAGCTATGCGCTGGAAGTCAATGGCAGAGAGTTGAAAGCCAACCGAAAAGGCAGAGCACGCAGCGGAGACTTTGCAACGCCCATCGTCTGTCCGGAAGGCCAGGACTACATGGAACTGACCATCCGGAAATATCAGGGTGATTTTGATGGCGAGGCCCTTACTCGTGATGAAGATTGTGAGGAAGTATTGATTGAATCGACTGCAGGAATCCTGAGCACAAGGCGTGTCCGGCTAGACCACGGTGTGGCAAAATTCCGGCTGTATCCTTTCGGTTATACCGGCGAAATGAAAATCAAGCTGGGCCGGAAATGGTATGAGGTATGGAACGAGTACAACCTTGTCATGGGAGAAAGCAAATGAACGCAGTGACCATCTATCTGGGCAGCAAGTGCAACATGAACTGCCCTTACTGCCACCGTCAGACTACGCCGGATGAAGAAAAAGGCTTGCCAGAAGCGTTCTATACCAAGCTGAAAGCTATGGCGAAGGATGGACCTCTGACCGTAAAGTTTATGGGCGGTGAACCAACTCTGTATATGGATACCATCAAAAAGGTGGTATCCACAGTACCTACGGCTCACTTCGCTATCGCTACCAACGGCGTAAAGTTGAAGGAATATCTGCCGTTCTTTCGGGAACACGACTTCCTGCTGTGCCTGAGCTATGATGGGGACGAATCCGATCTGCGAGGCTTCGACCCTCTGACGGATGTACTGGACTATAAACATCTTGCCATCAGCACGACCATCTACCACGGCAATACAGACTTCAAGGCTATCCTGAAACGGTTCCGTGATAAGGCTGAAATCTTGGGCAGAAGCATCTCTTTCTTCCCTCACATAGTTCACTATACCTCTCCCTCTAACGAAGCCTATAGGCTGAATTTGGAGGACTACGAGGCCATCTTGGGACAATGGAAGTCTTTGGTTATGGACCTGCTAACGGAGTACAAACAGACTGGCAACATCAATGGTGAATTGGTTGGCCTGTTCATCGGACTGTTCGGACGGCTAAAGGCTGGCTATGAATTTGGAGAAACCTACTGCTTCAACAAACACCTGATGAAGGTGGGCCCTACGGGCCAGCCGATCAGCTGCCAGTACATCCGTGATGTACCTCTGAGCTGGAATAACTGGCAGGAAGAACAGGCGGCTATGTCAAGAAAGGTATCGCCACGCTGTGAGGTTTGCTCTGTGTATGATATGTGCGGCGGTGGCTGTCACAAGAGCCTGGATGCAGGGCGTGAGTGTATGTTCTATCATGAGCTATATTCTTGGTTTAAGAAGCTGGCGGCAGAGGACTCTGCGGTGTGGAGGCTTGGCGATGAACTACGATAAGATTGTTGTTTTCCCTCGTTCCATTCCCAAACGATGGAAAGATGAAACGCTGGAAGTGGGTTTTGATGGACGCATTGTGAAGGTCTTTCATGATGGCTGCCAAATCCTCATCCATACAGACTTGTTGGTACCGTGGTCTTCCACCCAGCTGGTCAGTGGTAGGCAGGGCGATTTCGTCCTGTACAACTTCCGGGAACTGCTCATGATTTACGGCCTGAAGCCGCAGGAGTTCCTGAGGGCGTTTCATCTCCGTGGATTTGTCCAGATTGACAAGACCAGACGTGGAATCTTCATGAAGGTGTTCTGTCTGGAAGACCAAGACAATCCTAAGAGCGATGAAACGGATTGGAGCGAATACCAGCACGCAGGATTGGAAGACCTGCACAAGCTGGACCGGAAATATTCGTGGTCATTCGACCCTGACAAGGTCTCTCTGCAGCAGGGCCGGCTGAAGGTTCAAGGTTGCCTGATCCTGTCTGACCTGTGGAAAGAAGAACCAATCTATTTCAATCACGCCGGCCAGGCTGTGAAGCTGAGGAACGGCTACAACGAACTGAATCTAACCTATGTGCCAGGCGAAGATGCTTATGTAGGACTCCGGCACAGCCGGTATCCTGGCAGAAAGATCTCCCTGGCCAATTTGGAGGCGGAACATGAGTGAAATTATAAGCCAACTGCCTGCGATGGCCGTCATCTGCGGGGCTTTGCTTTGGACGATCAACGCCATCGTAAATCCTTTGCGAGATGCCATTAAGGATCTGAAAGATGCAGTTAATGATTTGAAAGCCTCTCTGGAACTGCACCGGACTAATTTTCACAAGCTCGAGGTCCTGGTGCAGGAAGTCGATGACAGAAGCAGGGGGAACCAGCGCCGGATAGAGGCTCTGGAGGTAAAGCATGATAACTGCCGCAGCATTCACTAGGTTCAAAAATAAGCTCAAAAAGCGGCTGGCTGTCCGCTCCATGGCCCTGGTCAAGGTGATTGTAGCCTTGTCCGTAACGCCCATAGCTCTGCTGATCCTTGTCTGGTGTTACGTGTGGATCAGTCATGACACGAGTGAGTGGGCACAGAAGATGATTGGTCTGCTGATGCAGATTGTCGATAGGATTACAGCGCCGTCCGTAGTGGCGGCGTTTGTTGCTTATGGCGCAAAGCTCGTAGATGCTAATCATAATGGTATCCCTGACGACTTTGAGAAAGGAGATAAAGATGAGAATATACATCAACCCCGGCCATGACCGGGACTATGACCCGGGTGCAGTGAATCCGAATACGGGCTTACGAGAATGTGATGTAGCTTATGACATTGGAAACCGGGTACGGAATTACCTGGAAGATGCAGGCTATGATGTCCGGCTCATGCAGAGTGACAACCTGCTTTATGACTCCGACCACGCCGATCGGCCTGTTGCCGTAGTCCCTGACGCAAATGAATGGCCGGCAGACCTGTTTGTCTCCATCCATTGCAACGCCTTTGACACAACAGCTCGTGGTACAGAAGTCGAGTGCTACAGCTTGGATTCTGATGGTGGCGCCCTGGCTCAATGTATCCAAGACAAGATTGTGGAGACCATCGGGACCATCGACCGTGGCGTGAAAGAGAGGCCTGGCCTGATTGTCCTGAAGCATACGGATATGCCTGCTGTGCTGGTAGAGACGGCCTTTATCGACAATGATGAAGATGCAGCCTTGCTGGTAGAGCGGGAAACCGATTTTGCCCGAGCTATCGCAAAAGGGATTACGGATTACATCCAGGAGGTGTGATACGTGTGGACGATGTTCAGGTATATGCCTTTACGAAAAAAGACCGTATTAAGATCGTTCTTCTCAGTGCTTTTATTCTCTTCTCTACTTTCATGTTCGGCTACAGTTTCTGCCGCTATCGTTACATCAAAGCCGGAAGCCATGTACTGGATGACGGAGAACGAACTAACAGAATTACAGACCAGCTTGAACGAAGTGCTTCAGAACAGCATGACATCACAGATGGCCTCCGAGAATCAGCAACAGCGAGCGGAGAAATTGCAGACCGAATTGCTGACCACGCAGACGAAGCTGCTGGAATTGCAAAACAAGCTGCTGGCATTACAGAATCGGAGCGCAGAGCAAGAGAGACGCTTGAGCGCTGCCAACGAATCCTTTCGGCAATACGCAGCCGAGGAAAAACGTACCCGGTTAAGAGTAAAGGCTCAAAGGAATAGTTGGGAAGCTGTTGCCGGTGCGCTCGTGATCGGGATGATTGCAAGGAATTAATCAGGCGTAAATCGCCGATAAATGGCGATAAAATCGGCGATAAAGAAGGTGGTTATCAAATTCAAGTTAGCTTGTCGTCTGTCGGACAAATTGGTGGTGTTCACGCAAAGCCTCTGCCTTGCCATGGCAGGGGCTTATTTTTTTGCAAAAAAACGCATTAAAAACACGCACGTGCATTTATAAACACGTGCGTGCGTTAAAAACTTATTTGTTTTGCATAAAAGCATTGACAAATAAGCTAAAATATACTATAATATAATCAGGAGGTGAGGAAAGATGCTTGATGATATTAAAACAGGAGATGTTAAAGAATTCATTGTGAATTTGCTCCTGGTGGTAAACACAGTCCAAGCCGGGGAATGGGTTTACGAAAAAGGCAAAAGGCTTCGAAAGCTTCTCAAACGCCGCAAACGAAGAAAGAAGTAAACGAAGCCCCGGGGAGCCGAAAGACTCCCCACCTTCTTTTAATATTATCACATGAAAATTATGAAGACAATGATATTCATTACTCTTTGTGACCTGGCTTTTACTTTGCTATATGATAGCTTGCAATTGGGAAGCTGGGTTCGTGGATTTGCCTGTGGCGTAATTGTAGCTGCATGGATAGCTTATCTTGGGTTTAGAAAGGGATAAAAGATGGCCGAAGAAAAGAAATATGGATGGGGTGGCCGGCGGCCAAATCAAACTGGCAGACCTGTTGGAACAACGAAGCCGGAGGGCGTCCGTGCCCAGCACCAGCTCCGGGCTTATGATGATGAATGGGAACTGATCCGGGAGTTTGCCCGGCTGGTAAAGCATGTGGATAAAGATATCTGTAGAAAAATGCTGGACGAAATGAAACAGAAAATGTAAAATTAAAATATCTTTAGATTGAAGGAGGGGATAACATGAAAAAAATAAGTAAGTTTATCACCATGATTTTATGCGGAATTTCAACGATTTCTTTGTTTCCCGGGAAAAACCCTGTCAATCTGACTGATGATCCAAATGTATTAATGAATCAAGCATGGGAAAAAACCGGACATGTTTTAATGGACACAATTTCCAAAGGAACTAAAAATGGAAAATTCGCCACAAAATAGCAAGCACTCTGCTCCTCAAAAAGCTAATAATTCACAAGTTCCACAATCTATTCAAATACAAAGTACTACAACTTATCAAAGCCCCATCCCTCCACCATCTATTATGGAAGGCTATGCAAGACTTGATCCAACGTTCCCAGACCGAATTTTAAAAGAATTTGAGAAAAATTCTCAACATATTAGAGATTGTGAACGTACAAAACTTGAATCTACCATACAAGAACGTAGGCGAGGGCAATACTTAGCGTTCGTTTTAGCTATGGGCGTTTTAGGCATCATCGGCATATCTATAGCATTAGGCAATTTCACTCTTGCCGGGATTGGTGGATTAGCTTTCTTGATTTTGTTTGTGCAAGCAATAGTAAATCCTGACTCAACGAAAAAGAATAATGAAAATAAGCCGGAAGACCGTCAGAAATGACGGTCTTTTCCTTTTCAGACGGCAAAAAAACGGCAAAAATATTTATAAAAATATGATGTATTTTAAGCTTAAAGGAAAAATAAAAAACCACGGACAGCCGCATTTTTACTAGCTTTTTCAACTATTTGTTGTATTTTACTCTCATAAAGGTTAAAATAAACTGTACCTTTATGTGTAAAAGAGAGAGGAGAGGA